CAGTTATAGAGTCATTGTGCGTTCTTATTCTAAATGAAGGCGTGCCATCTGATCCTGCCCTAAGCCCACCAATCGCAACTCCATAGTTGTTGTCTGTGCTGGTTCCGAAAAACATATTCGTATAACCACCGCTGTCAGTGGTAGCTGAAGGGTGTAACCTTAAAAAAGATGAGCTATCATATTGCGAGGTGATTTGAGCTTTGCGAATGTCATTCGTATGATTGGACAACAGGCCAGCATTGAAAATTGCTCTACCAGCCTCAGACATATCAAGGGTCAGGGCAGTTATGGTTGACCCACCATCATTACCTTTAAACTGTATATCCTTATCTGCTACTGCTGCATAAATAGTAGGATTTTGAGAATCTGCCCCTATTTCTAATATAGAGGTTCCATTATCTTTAAATCTCCAATTTGGAGCATCACTGTCTAATATAAGATCACCAGCTACATCGAGTGTTAAATCACCAGTAGCGTTTGTAATTGTACCAGCAGAACCAGAGTGCGAAATCTGCAAATCGTTGTCGGCTCCGATGTTAATAATTGCACCATCAGATTGCAGCGATAAATCATCATCTATAAATAGGTCAGTTATTGCTAAATCTTGCGATAAATCTGTGACAGCCGCACCAGCTCCAGCTCCATCAGTCGCAATTATTTTTGTCTGGCCATTAAGGATATTTATAGTAGCGCCACTACCTTGCTTGATTGTAATTGTTTGACTTCCACTTGTTGCATTCTCAATGAGCCAAACTTTACTAACTGTATTTGGCAAAAGAGTAACAACTCTTGTGGTTGTTAAACTGGCGCTAGAAGTAATTTTAAGAAACAAAGATCGCAGAACATTTTTATTGGCTGCTGTATCAGATCCTTCTGGCATAGTGAGAGAAGTATCAGCATCACCAATGGTAGCTGTGCCATACCCAAATGCATCAGCAATTAATTCAAGGTTTGTATTAGTCTTCGTACCCCAAGAACCAGCGTTTTCGCCAGTGGCCATTTCTTCGAGTTGAAGGTCATTGTCAAAGGTACTAGCCATACTTTTATATCCTTATATTAATCAATGCGGATCAATCCAGAAGCGCCCGGATCTGGGAACACAATTCTGAATGTACCTGAAGTTACTGTAAAATCACCGCCAAAACTTAACACTGCAATTGCTTGCTTGCCAGCAGTTGTGTCATTGTAGATCAATGCGCCAGCCGTTGTGAATGTAGCTGATGTCCATTCTGGGTTATTAAAGTCAACATGTGCTGTTGTGCCAGTGGTTCCAATTGTAGCACCAGTCAAAGTCTCACCACCTGTTGTGTATCCATTGCCGTTTGCAACTTCTCCAGACGCACCTGTATATGTTGTTGTTGCAGCACCTAAACTTGCTGATGAAGTAAAAAGTGCGATTTTGATTGTATCAGAATCAAGGTCTTGCTCTTTCTGAAACAAGTCTTCCTTGAAGCTGGTACACATTGCTTGAGTAATAGCCATTATAAGCCTCCATTATATTCTGCTGCGTAGTCTCGCTGCATCTCTTGTACAAATAATTGCACTGCTTCGTCAAATTGTGTCTTATAAAGCGTCAAAGTTTCTCCAGCTTTAAGAAAAGCTGATGCTTCATAAAGACACGCTGCTAATAACACATTTTCTGCGTTATCTCCAATCCAAGTATTCGCATTACTTGAACTCAAGCCTGTTTCTGGGGCGATAAAATCAACTTGATAAGTTGAAGTAGTGGCATCTGGAGTTGGTGCAACAGTGATTGTTGTTCCTCCAGTGGCTGCTGTTTTGGTGCTATACATTTCTGGAACGCCTTGAGTTGTGGCGTTTGGCCAGTAATCACGCAAATAAGAATCAACTCTGTGATTAAGATAAGAAGATACATTCGATGTAATAATTGAAACCTGTCTAATCATTCTTGCCGAAGGCACAACATAATCTGACGTGCCTTGCACAAGGCTTGCTGATGTTGTTTGCCTAAAACACGGCAAGTTTGGTAGGCGCTGAAAGATCATCTCTTCAGCCTGTGTTATGATTTCATCAATAGAAGCTGACAGCTCTGCGCTATCGTCTTCTAAGAAGTTTTGAATATTACTTACCAATTGTGTGTAATTCATTAACCATTACCCCACGATCCATTATTCCATGCATTATTACCCCATCCAACTGCTGTCTGTACAGCCGTTCCATCGCCGATTGCACCTGTACCAGCCAAGCCTGTTTCGGATATTTCAGATTCTGCAACTTCAGTTCCTGTTGCACCAACACCGCCAAGACCAGTAACTGGTTCAACAATAACATTAAAATCACTATTAGCGCCAGTTCCAATAATATGAACAGCGCCAGTACCAGCTACGCCTGTTACATCGAAGTCTTGCTCAAGAGTTGATGTTCCAATCGCACCTGTGCCAGCTACGCCTGTGATGACTTCTTCTTGCTCAAATGTTGATGTACCAACACCACCTGTGCCAGCTACGCCTGTTTCTTCAATTTCAGACTCTGGAACTTCAGTACCAACAGCTCCTGTGCCAGCCAAACCTGTGACTGGTGTACCAAACACAAGATCTCCAAGTGCGCCAGTTCCTGCAACACCTGTTGCGTTAAAGTCTTCTGATATAACAACTTGATAAGTTCCAATAGCGCCTGTACCAGCCGCTGCATCTATAGCTGGGTTTGCAAAGACTGTGCCTACAGCGCCTGTACCAGCCACTCCAGTGACTGTAATCTCCATTTCTATAAAGTGTTTAGTAGAAATAGAACCATGAGCTGGTACGCCCACAGGTGGGCGCTGACGTTGATCTAAGAATATGTCGTAGTTGTATCCAACAAAAAACGTAACATTTTCGGGATCATTGTCTGGACGTGGATTAAAAAGAGCTGTTGCATCGACAACATTTCTGGCTGGTGTAAGCTGTGGTTGTTTTGGCTCCCAATCGTCTGGAGATACGCGCAAGCCATCCCAAGTTGTTTTGAGGTCAGTATATTTGACCCTCAAACCACCTCTGTCGCTTATTGCTAGGGATTTTTTTCCTCTTGCGAATTTGCCCATTAATATAAATTCAGCGCAGTTGGCTGAACCCTCAAAGAAACGCCGTCATTGTCAGATGCCGCTGCAAAGTTAAATGCGCGTTCATACATCTCATTTAGCATTGAAAACTTTTCAGGTGCAAACTTCATAGATAATTTACTGGCTAAACCAGCACAGATACATTCATTCCATCGATATGGAATGTCTGCGTCTTGGTTTGATGCTGTGACATCTTCGAGCTGTCTGATTGCCCAGTACACCATACTATATGTTGTGGTATCTGGAACTTGCCAAAAATAAATAACAGGCGTGAATTGCTTATCTAACATATACTGGCTTGGTTTGCCGCCAGATGTTTTGTTTGGAAGCTGGTTATAATCTGCAATCGACACACGATTGATAAGTTGATCAGAGTTTGTACCAGTTCCACTGTCGCGTATAACTGCGCTTATGATGTCGATTGTTCCTGCTGGCAGTGTGTAAGACGCTGTGCCGTTCACCAGTGTTAGTGTTTGCTGATCTACAGCCCAGTAGTTAATACCTCTGTTTGCCCACTCAGAGAAGAGCAGATTGAGGCTACGCCTAGCAGAAACTGCTTTGTCGCCTGTTTGCGTTTGCGTATCAATATTGCAGCGTTCAAATGCCTCAGTAATAATTTCTTCTACATTTGGTCGAAACGCCACTGTTCCTGAAGTAGCCATAAATCACTCCTAATTTTGAAAAGGTGGCCGAAGCCACCTAATCTAATATTCTTTAGCTACGCGCAAAACTACCTGATATGCATCTCCAGCCGCACCAGCTCCTGTTGTGGTGAATTTAACGTCACCAGTTGGACTTGTGCCATAAGAAGAGCTTGCAGGAAGCCCACCAAATTTTTCGAAACTATGATAGCCTTGTTGATTTTCAGCCAAGTGCATGATGATAATATCAGTGCTTGCGTCTGCCAGCACCTCTACTGTCATGCCTTGAATGATCCACCAACACTCTAGAATTTTCACGCCTGTGCATGTGTCTCCATTTGAGTTTTTAACAAGTGAAGAAACATCAATTTTACTTACTGCGCTTTCGTCACCAGTATCGACATATTGATACTGAAAAGCAAACACAGCTTCGCGTGGGTTATCTTCTATCGTAGTTGTTGTTACGATATCAGCCATCAGCTATCCTTTTTCTTTGGTGGACGGCCACGCTTTTTCTTAACAGGCTTTTCTTCCCATGCCTCATTTACATTAGGCGTGGATGGATCATCTGCTTTGAGCGTACCATCTTTGTTTCTAGCTCGAACCTTCTTTCGAGGGTTCATCATGTTTAGCTTACCCATGCGTCACCTATGAAACGGCTGCGCTAAATGGAGTTGCTTCTGATCCAGTAGCTGATTGGTTAATTAAAACACGAAACTTGTTTGAAGCAACGTCTTGGATTTCAATGTGACCTCCAAGAATACCGCCAGTTGTAGTACCATTTAAAGTAATCGTGTCACTATCTGCTGCTGTTTCAAAAATAGATGCTGTCGCGTCACTATCGTTTGCAACCACTGCAACACCTGACATTGTGTCATTGGCGTTAGCAACTTGGATCTTGTAACTGTTAGAAGTTACAGTTGTCTGAACAAAGAAACTATATGTATTGCCAGTTCCAGACGCTGCTGGAAGTGTTAAGGTTGCGCCTGACGCTACATTAAGGTTCATTGTACGTCCTGCATGAGATGCAGATGTAATTGTTGCGTCTGCTGTAATAGAAACCAGAGAATCTGAACCGCTAATAAAACCAGCAGTAGAAGTCACTGGACCTGAAAATGTGGATGAAGCCATAGTATAATACCCCTTGCACAAGGTTTCGCCATGCAGTCTGTGCAACGTCAGGTGGGGCGTTCTCCTGTCTGCAAGGCTAATGTTACCCCAATCGCAGAATAACACATTTGTCTAAAAAAGAAAGAGGCGACTTTCGCCGCCTTTGTTTGTTATTCTTCTTCTGCAAATTCTTCATTGCATCTTACGCACATTGTCATCACGCTTTTTCAACTTTTTTATACGTTGCCTTGCCTATCACATTGGGCGAATTCCTAACAGACTTCGCATCCCACTCGTCTTTGGTCATCCAGTTGCGTCCACTCTTGTACTCGTAGACGACAACCACGTCTGGCATTTCTTCGTATTCCTCGCGCTTTTTTTCTTCATAGCATGTTCCGCAAAAATGCCACCCATAATCTGGCTGATATTCCCCTTCTGTTGCATTGCAATGGACACATTGCTTTCTATCTGAGTTGCTCATCTTTCTTCCTTTCTTAAAATGGTGTTTCGTAGCCAGCTTCGATTGGGCAATCGTATCCACCCATATGATCGTAACGCTCTTCTGCCCAACGCAGTGCAGCGCGTTCTGCTTCTTGCTCGTAAATGTATGCGTCTTTTTCGCTATCCCATTGTGCAGCGTACTCTTCACGATCTGCGATTGCTTCGCGGATTGCTTTGAACATATCGTTGCGATTTGCATGACGTAGTTCAACTTCTTGATTAGCTTCGTCTGCGCGTAGTGTGCATACCCATGATTTTTCCATTGGGAAGTTT